GTTGCTCAGGTACTTAAAAAAAATATTTTATAATAGTGTTGCGGAATTAAGGATAAATAAGAATATGAGTTGCATAAAAAAATACTGTCGTGCCGCTATCAAAGAAGGATACATGACAAAAAATCCTTTTGAAAACATAAAGGTAAAAACACGATCTAAAAGTGATTTTACTTATCTTACGGAAGAAGAACTAACAACACTTGTTGACTTATACAAGTCTAATTCTCTTACAGAAAATTACCAGTCTGTTTTACAAATATTTTTGTTTATGTGCTTTAGCAGTCTTCATATTGGGGATGCAAAAAACATAAGAATAGAAGGTATTGGAAAAAGTTCATTCACTTATTACCGAATAAAGCTACGGAACAGTAAACCGGATCCTATTGTAATACCTTTGTCAGATCCATTGAAGAAAATAATCAAGAAAGCTTCAGGCAAACGTAAAAACGGATTGTTGTTTACAACAGTGATATCAGACCAGAAGATAAACGAATACCTTAAGCGTATCGCCAGAAAAGTTGGTATAAACAAACCATTATCCAGCAAAGCAGGCCGGCATACTTTTGCAACCTTATTTTTGCAAAAAACAAAAGATCTGGCCACATTAAAAGAAATTATGGGACATTCCGATTACCGGGAAACGCTAATATATGCGCATGTCCTGGAAGAGTCAAAACAGGAAGGGGTTAAATTCTTTAACTCGTTTGCAGTATAATACGAGCAAAGGCGCAATAAATAACATTGCGCCTTCTTTTTTTACAACAATATAAAAATTACAATGAAAAAAGTAATTATTAAAGGTATAAGTATTCCTGCCAAAATATCCAGCCAGTCCCATATTCCTATTCCTGAAGATTTTTGAACATATTCTACTGCGCACATGACAATGAACACCGACAAATCCGCAAGTAAAGCACATGTAACAGTAATAGCTTGTGCCTGCATAAGTTCAAAATCAGTAACTTCTTCAAACATACTCAAAATAGCACAACCAAATAACATAACAACAATCCAAATGGCAAGACCTACTTTTAAATGAGAGAGTCTGTTACTCTCTTTTAGCCAATTAAATATTTTCATGATTTTATAATTTGTGGCAGAAATATTATTTTCTGCCTAGTTAAACTTTGATTAAAACTTACCGAGTTATTCTACCGGTTCTGTAATGTATGAAGTAGCTATTAAATTATTATTATTAACAGATGTAGTTTTTGAATTAAAGTTTTGAATAAATAATTCATAAGAACTGTCTGCTGATGATTTAGAAAGACTTAATCTTATGTAATAAGTATTATTACTTAATTCAAATACTGCACTATCGGTAAATTGCTGGTTTATTTGTCTTTGTATAAATTTTTTATTAGAATCATATTCAGCAATTCTTATTATAGAAAAATTTAATGTTTTAACAGTTAAATTTTGTTCTGTTACAGGTATATAATCTTCAATAATAGCTCCGTAAACTTTTGATTCAGTAGACGATTCTTGAATAATATTATTACCTGAGTTATCAAAATAATAATTTAGTAATAATTTTAAATTTTCATAGTCAAAATCTGGTTTTTCGACAATTCCTATGCTGTTTTTAGAAAAATCAGCTCCTTTAATAATTAAAATTTTTCCCATAATTTAAATTTTATAATTGTTTATAAAAAACGCCTGAATAAGCGGGTATTATGAAATCTATTGTTATGCCAACTATTTGTTTTAATTTGGTATTATTGTTATTAATATTATATAAACTTCCTACAAAAATTTTACTTTCTGAAAAAGTTATTTTTACCGAATTAACTATAGAATTACGATTTGCACCTAAAAAGTAAAGTTTTTCCGCATGTTTAAATAAACAAAATTGTACGCCATTGGTATCCGTAATTTTATTATCACCAACGAGATAAGCCCCTATAGGTAATTTTTTGATAAAAGACCAAGCATTATACATTGGCGCATTAAAAGTAAATGTTCCACTAGCCAATTTATAATCATCATCAACATCTTTATCTTTGTTAAAAATTAATAAACTATATCCTTTTGTATTAGTGGAAGGAAGCGTTTGACCAACAGGTTTTGCTATATGAATAACTGGATGTGCAACTTGTGATGCGCCAAAGCAAAATTCATTAAGCATTTTTAGCATTAAATTACTGCATCTGTAATTATCGTCTTTTTCTGTTGTAAAATATTCATATTCGTTGCAAAAAACAGGCTTACCATTTTTTGATTGATATGTTTCTGTAGTTTTTATTATATCAGCACCTAAAGTTCCTGACTCGCCTGATAGATTACGCATGTGATGATGAGTATACCCCCATATGTAATCTTCATTTTCTTCAATAAACGTACTACCAATACTCCACGGGTCACTCGCATCACTAGATGATACATGTAGTAATATATCATTAGGAACACCATTATAATTTGATAATATTTCTGATGCTTTAATTTTAGGAACTAAAGCTGATAATATATCAGAATACGTAATATCATCAAATCCGCAAGCACCGTATATTCGATTAGGAGTATTAGGCTCATTGCTTAGACCAAACATTTTTACTGGGGCTATTTCAGTGTGTAAATATTCTAAATCATCTACAATAGCACTTGTCAAGTCATCAATTTGCTTATTGTATTGTTCTATATCGGAATTTTTTATAGAAGATAATGTTGTAGACCTCGGATATTCCCCTCCAGCCCAAACATAATTATTGCCTGAATATTCTCCTGAAGTTACCCAATATTGTGGTAAACACCAATATTCAGGAGCAAGTCCCCCGCCATTTTTTACAATTTTTTCAAAAAACAGTTTTAGTGTATAATTTTGTCCTGCAAATCTTTCTCCTATATTCTTATTAAGTTGAGTTGATTCATCAATATTCCTTAAACCTCTATAAGCAAATCCAAGAGGGAATCTAACATATTGTATATTTCCTAGACATTCTGAAGCTCGTTGTAATTCGGAAAAAATTAATGAATATGGGAATCCCCACAAATTGCTCACAGCATCAGTGGAAGGAACTGAACCATCCCATGAATCAGGTTGAATTTCTATGTATCCACCCAAGTATTTTTGCCCTATAATGGCATCATTTAAAGTATAAGAATACGTATTAACAGGCGGATCTGTTATTTCTATTCCATCTCCATTATTGCTACCTTCACTATTGTTAATATTTGAGCTATCAAATTTTTTAGTCTTAATATGCCCATTAGAGAATAGAACAAGTATATTACCATTTTCATCCGATATGCCAAGATCAGAAGTTACACCTATTGAATCTTCAGTAGAAACAGGATGATTAATAGATTTTTCCACATCTTCACTATTAAAATTCTTTGTACGGATATGACCAGATTTTAATTCCAATATAACATTACCATTTTCATCCGATATGCCAAAATCTGCATCTCTGTAATTTTCATTATCTAAGCCTATATTTTCAACTTTCCCTTCTAACTCGGTAAGTTCTGCTTTTTTAGCATAGTCTTGCAGATCTACACTTCCGGTATCAGGAGCCTTGCCGGTATTGTGCCACTGCCCGTCTGTCTGTACGTCATATACTGTGCCTGGATATGGTTCTCCTGCCCAGGCTGTATCTCCTATTTTTGGGAATCCAAATTTGTTTTTTAAGGATTCTTCTGTTGTAAAGTACCCTTTAAACTTAGTGGTAGCTGACTTTACTTTTTCCAGATCAGTATTGATATTCTGGAAATTCTGATTAATGCGTGCAGACTCCTGTCCCCAGTTGCTATCTGCTAATATTTGTGATAGATTACTCATATCTTATAATTCTTGACAATACCATTTTGTTAAATCATCTGTATTTATAAGGACAAATCTGTATAATTTTCCGGGCAACAATTCTTTTTCATCCCAGTCTGTTCCTGTAGTTTTTAAGGATTGTAGGAAACCTCTATTAAAGAACATTACACTAGATCCTTCCCATTCTTTTTTATACGGAAATTCAATGTAAGCAGAATATTCAGTTCCATATATTTCATCCATGTTCAGCCAAAAATTATTATTAAAGCTATCCATGAATTTACCGATTGAAAATATCCATCTTTTCGATTCTTCATTCAGAACTCCGGATAGACTGACAAATGGAGAAGATATTATGGAATTTATTTGCAAGAAATTATTCTTATCCCATTTTATGTTTCCACCGGCTAACTGTCCTGATCCGTCTTTATTTAATAGGATATTTCCGTTACCAATAGATACCTTACCGTTAAATTCTCCGTCTTTAGCATAAATAGTTCCTCGGAATACACCTCCTAAAGCATAGATATAACCACGTAAGAATATATCACCTCCATGAGTAGCTACAAATTTTGCAAGTGTACTCCATTCTTCATCAGCTGGGACTTCTCCGGAAAGAATTTTCTGAACTGTTGCTATCGCCTGTTCAAATGTACCTCCTGCCCAGAAAGCTACATCCTGATCATCGTTGTAAATGCCGCTGATACCTGCATTTACTTTTTCCATAACTCCATCGGTATATTTACCCAGCTGAAGCATGGTAGACAAAATAAGGCCACCAATAATGCTTGTGTTCCCTTTTATGGCATCCTGAATATACCAGAGATATTTAAAGCGATCAGCGATAGCCGGAGCATCTTTACTTGAAGGACACCAGTCTGTAGCTATTGTACCGCGTTCCAACTTCAAGTTATAAACTGTAGCATCGCCTGATAGCATAAATACTCCGCCAGACTGGTAAGTGAATCGGACTACATAAAATTGATAAGAAGAAGTTACAGCTTGCTTGTAAGTCTGACCGCCGCAACTTATTTCTACAGTGTTGCCTTTTGCCCAAAAGCCAAATACATACTTTTCTCCAGGTATTAATAGAACAGGCTGAGATATATTACCAAGTTTACAGGCATATCCACTACCGGATGCAGCTTCTTCTACTATTTCTGCACTACCGGTCCACCCTTGTAAAGACGGGCTGTATAATTTGGTTTTTTGATTAAGCTTAGTAGAAGAAGATAACTTCTGAACGTCATAATCGCCGGTAAAGCCTGTGTTCAACAGAAGGTTTTCACCGCCGATATCTACAGCTTTGGCAATTTCATCAGGCAAGTCGGAAAAATTACCTGCACCTGTACTCCCTGGCTGAATGTTTACACGTCCTTTAACTTCAACGCCTTCTTCCTGATCGTACTTTACGTAGGTACTTTTATCTCTTGCACCGACATAAGTATCACCATAGGTAATGCTTTTAAAACGACCGTCTGTGTTGTCGTAATAATCCATCTTGACTTCCTTATCTACCAGGCTAAAGGAGTCGATGCCCTGGTAATACTTAATAGAAGGTGAATCGTCGCCAAAGGCAGATATAATAATTGCTGCCTGACGTGTTTTATCTGTACGATGTCCAAGACCTACCAGTTCATCGCCAGCTTGCGGAATAGTGGAACCTGTATCGCAATCGGTCTTCGACAAATCAACGTAATCTTCACCAACCGCTGTCACCAGTCGCCAGTAATACGCTTGTCCGGTAAGATTAAATGTTTGTCTACGTGCCTGAGTGCCTACGGTAAACTGATTTTTCAGCGTCCTGTCACCGTCGGTGCGTTCAAAATAACAGCGATAGGCAGTGCTGGTTTCTTCAACTTTTGAGATTGTCATTCCCGAAGGAGAAACAACAAGCATACCACCTACAGCTTTTGCTTCCTGAATGATCAGTTCAATAAATAAAGCTACTTTTCGAATAGTCAGATAATCAAATTCGGCATAACTGTTTCCGTTTTCATCTATTGTAACAGCACCTCCTGTGCCCAATGCACCGCTGACAAACTTTCCAAACTCTACGCCTTTCAAAAAAGTAATCACATACTCTGTGCTGTCTTGCTTATCTTTTCGCAAAACTTTTTTGTAACCTTCTTCCGAAAGCTCATTAGCCAGATCTGCCGTTCCGGCATTTATTTTCTCGCCGTTTACCAACAGATACTTTTGAAAAAGTGACAAAGCCGACAGCAGGCTATAGTTAGCATGCGTATGTCCTGTACCGCCTGTTCCGCTTTCGGGATTGGCGGCTATGCGAGAGAGAATGTAATTATACAACTCACCGGCAGTAGTTACAGCCCAGTTTTCAGAAAAAGGATGCTGAACCGGGAATAGTGCCCCCTCGGAAAGATTAAGAGAAGGAAATTCAATCAGCCGAGGGGGTATAGAAAAAGAACCAAGATCGGGAACTTTAATGTCTAAAACTTCCGGTAATTCTTCAGCACGAGTAATATTCAGCAGGGGAGTTGCATCTGCGTACTTATACGAGAATGTATATTCTGAAGGAAGATCTTCTTCGCTATATGCAGTATTGTCTTCTGTCACGACAATAGGGCGCAAAGCATTTCCGGCAAAAATATACTTCTGTGCCGACGGCAAGAAATCGAGCAGCCAGGTTCTTTCCTGAGGAGTTAAATATCCGGTTGACTTTTCAAAGATCCGTTCCGTGTCTACTGAATATTCTGTAGATACTTCATCGATAACAGCAATGTTATGCGTATGATCGGCGGTAAAATCACACTGTCCGTATGCGCGTATGGTGTCTATACCTCCCAATGAGTTTTCGAACAGGATCCAGTGCTCGCGTTCTGACAAGATATCACTTGCCACGTAACGCTGCACATAAGTAAGACGTGCACCTACTGTATCTTCTACCCATACATCGTAGAATGAAGGAAATCGGGAATCAAATTTTGCGGCTATAACTGCATATTCCATTTGGAGCGTATAAGCACTTCCTGCACTGGCATTATAGAGTTCTATTTCTTCTGAGGTTGTTTCTTCACCTTCGTTGAAATAAGCTTTCAGACGTACTACGCAATCGGAAACTGCATAAAAAGTAAGATATTCTGGAGTGGAATATGTAACCTTTTTAACCTGAGGCTGCCAGGTCAGAAAATTGGCTTTTAAAAAGATTGCAGCATCTACAGAGCTTCGGTCTACGCCAGCGCGTATAGCCCGGAAGGATGCAGTCAGTTCGCCAGAATTAAGCGATATGGTAAAATCGGCAACCAGGTTACTCTGTACATAAGATGTAGTCTGTTCTTTCAGCGTAAAAGACAGAGAAGTATGCACAATTTCTCTGATATCAATTTCAGCCCGATTGTTTTTGTCGGGGGTATACGATGCAGAGAATAGGACATCTTCTCCTTTTTTCAGCTCAAAAGAAAAAACGTCTTCCGACGAAACAATAACTTTTGGGATATTGCGGGAAAGACAAAGATTGTCCGGTTTCTGTATAAAAGTCATAACGTATTTTTTTATTCTACGCTAAGTTAGATAACAGAAACCGGTGCAGAAAGGACACGTTACACGGCTTCTACTTCCAGCCATACATGATTAAAGAACCATTTAGGAACTCCCTGAGGACTGGAACCGCTGTAAGCTTCATATCGTTCAAAATATTTTTTTCCTAAATATTCTTGCTTAGGCACGTCAGGAAAGAAAGGAGCTATAACAACATCTTTATATGGAGAATTATTATATTCTTCTTCTGATATTTCTGTAGTTTGCGTTTTAGGAACCCACCTGTAATTAGAAGATATGTCGTTAAGCATTTCATTCAAGTGCTTAGCATACGAAGCCGGCTCATATATATTTAACGTATAAAGTTCCGACTCGGATATCTTGTTTTTATCTCCTAAAGTATAGGATAGCTTATTAAAGATCATTTTTGCTCCATTAATTTCAACCACTGAATTTGCTGATATATCCTGTTTTTGTTTGGCAGTCAGCAAAAAATTAGCAGATACTTCATGCAATGAATTACGTAGCAAGTTATCGTATGAACGATAAAATTTTTCAAATATTCCTTTTTCGCCGTTGTAAATTAAGGCATATTCAGAAAAATCAACTTGTAAAAGCCCTTCGAATGGAATATAATTTGAAATATATCCGGTTACACTTCCTTCTATGACTTTCCAATCTGGAGCTTTATAAGCAAATGCCAGCATTGTATACATTGTTACGTCATCAGTCGTTTCTGAAGTAGTATCGGTATTTTCGGCCGAAGCACCTTCAACCATTAGCGAAGAGTTCAAAAACTGCACATCTCCAATATACATATCCAGTCCTGGAATACATTCGGGTATTTTTACTTCTTCAGTTTCCAGTGTACCATTTTCATAATACTTTTGCCCGTGTCCGGCCAGTATTTCTTCGTATTCCATAAGAATATGATTGTTTGACAGTGCAAAGCCGGTTCGGTAGAACTTTCCTGTTTTAGGATCAAATTGTGCGGTAGGATATTTAGATACCATCAAAGGTATTGAATCTATTGAATTTTCCGAATCTAATACTGTTTCCGATTCAAGTGTCAGGCATTTATACGATTCCGGTATCTTAACAGAAATACTATCTACCAATGAATCGGAAAGAAAGACAGTAGGTTTGCTGTTAGCCAAATCGTTAAAAAGGATAATGTCTGCGGTTTTATTGATTTCATCTACAACAAACTCAGCATGAAACTTTTTACGGATAACATCAAGAAAGCTGCTGCAAGTAATTTTAGGCACTAGCTGGTCTATATGTATAACTCCAGTGACTAAAGCATCTGCAATATTATTAATAAGCACCATGTCAGGAAAAGGCGCGGTTCGTGTAAAAAAATTCTCTTTAAGCTTATATCCAAAATGGGAAAAGACTCTGTCAAGAACATAGTTTACTTTCAGGAACGGAGTCAGGTAAAAACCTTTTGGAACATGAATGTTTTTTCCGGAAACAACTTCATAAGTATCTTTTTCGTTGTAAAATTCACCAGTCCTGAAATCGTTTCCATTTAAGTATCGGGATTCTTTTGCCGAGTCGGAAACTATTTTTACCTGAAAGGCAGAAAACATGTTATTGCCACCTGTTTCAAACAGCTTTTTCATGAAAGAAATACCTTCTTCTAGCGTAGAAACATTTTCTACAGTTTCACCTGAAAAAATATCGGTAAGATAAGTTTCGTCCAGACGAGAATAAAAACTTCCGTCATTGATGTAAAAAGAAGTTTCTATTCCTTCTTTAGGCGAAATACTTAATATAGCTTGCCGGCAGACATTATAGTATTCTCCATCCTGTATAGAAGCATCTATCATTGCTACTTTTTCTTTACGCTGTATACTTCCTGGATAATCCAGAAGAGAACGGTTATACTCGCTGTCCGGCAAACTGACCGGTATAGTCTGTTCTCCGTAGTCGTTAAAAAATGGATTGGTACGTTCTACTGTAAGCTGTGTATCGGGAGCCAGCTGGTAAGGCTTACCCGAAGGGATATGTGTTATTTTCATTTTGAGCCGATTTTTCGAGATTTATTCTGCAATTCCTGAGCACGATTCAAATCCGACAAGAGAGTATATGCCGGTATACCTTTTTCTTTTATGCCTCGCAAAATATAATTAAGTTCTTCTACTGTCTTAGTAAGTCCGTAATCAGGCACAACAGCAGGAACAGAAGATGCAGTAGTGCCGACATAACCACCGGATTCACGTCCTAGCATACGAGCCTGAATGTAACGGTTAAGATTAAGAGAACGTATGGTTCCTGCCTGCTGAGCCTTATCTATAACATTCAGAATAGGAGATACTGTAGGATTCATTACTGCTGCATTGCTGGCTACCCATTCGCGCGACATACCGGCAGGCCCTTCACCTACAATAACGGTAGGACGGTCGATAAATCCGCGCCGTGAAGGAGAATATTCGGCATTAAACTGTTTTCCGTCCTGAGAACGTGTAACATTAATATATCCTCCAGACTCTTTACCAGGAACACGAGTGTAATATGTTGTTCCTTCGGAAGATGTGGTGACAGTCTGTTTACTGTCTTTGGTAAGCAGACCTTTTAAAGCTGTTTTAGCGGTAGCAAGAGCAGCCATGATAAGACCACTGATAATAGCTGTACGAGCACCGGCTGTCGCACCAAAAGTAACAACAGAATCAGGCTGTGCGGCTGATATTGCAGCTGCTTTAGCTTCTTCGGCTACAGCTACAGCGGTAGCTTCTGCAATTTTTTGATTAATAATCTGTTCAAGAACGTTAAACAATATATCTACCATGGTGTTTCCGAAAGCTGCAAGCATGTTTTCCTGCCCTGACAAGACTTGCCCTAAAGATGTACCGATCTGTGTACCATAATCTTTATATGAATCAACTTGTTTTTGCAGGCTTTCCTGTATAATTTTAGTTCTTTCCTCGTGTGTAGCTTGCAGGTTGGTCATTTGCTGCTTCATCCACTTGTCGTTATCTTCCATGGCCTGCTGATTCTTTTGCTGGCGTTCTTCTTCTTGCTGCTGTTCTATTTCAGACTTCTTGACATAAAAGTCTTCCATGGCTTTTATACGGATATCGAGAATCTTATCCTCTATCTGCTGCCGCTGATCGGCTTCAAGACCTATAATTTGCAAACGTTTATTCAAATCCTGCAAAGTAAGTTCTTCCATGGCACGATTAAACTGAGATTCTGTCTGAAGCTTTTCATCGTTACCTGCCAGATAAATTTTCTTCAGTTCCAACTGCTGTTGCTGATATTGCTGTGTCTGAAGTTCGAGCTGCTCCTTTACTTTTTTTTGCGTGTCGCTTTCGGATCCGCCGGATGTAGTACCGGAGAAACGGCTGTTATATATCTGCTGAGCGATTTCCAAGTATTCAGATCGAGCATTTTTTTCATCATTAATCCAGGCATCAAGCTGCTGCTTGTTCATCTTGTTAAATTCATCCTGCATTTTAATTCTTGCGTTGTTGTTATCTAATGCTTTTTGCAGGCTGTCACCACGGAGTTCTTCAAGAAGAGCTTCTGAACCTTTTATCAGATCACCATATTTTTTTACATCTTCGTCTATTCTTTTTAAAGTTTGAGGAGAATTATCAAAAAAAGAAGTAGAATATCCGGTAATGCTTGCCGATGAAGTAACATATACACCTCCGGCTTGTTGCGCTTGTCTGGCATTTTCATATTTCTTTTTATATTCTTCCAGCCTCTTTTCTTCTTCGGAGATAGCATCACGGTTCATGTACTTTAATAAGGTTTTCTGATTTTCGATGAACTCTCTGGCTTTTTCGGAAGATATACCTAATACTTCTCCATACTTTCCGACTTCTGTAACTACTCCAGGTATAGCATTAGTAATTTTGTTTATGATAGAATTTAATTCCTGTTGTTCAGCATTAGACAGATTGGTTTTAGCCTTCAGCTGGTCGTAACGGTCGAGCAGGGGAGAGTATTCCGAATAAAGCGTAACAACCTTTTCTTTCTGCTGTTCGTATCTGTCATTAGCACTATCGAGAGCTGAAGAAAGAGTACCCATCAAATTACCCAGCGTTCCCATGAAAGACTTAATCATAGGCTCCAGCTTTTTACCGATCTTATTGTAGATGCTATCCATCTGATCGCCCAGATTGGATTCAAGTCCGGCAAGCTCGTTCATCTGTGTAGCCATGCTTCCCTGCACGCCCTGTAGCTGTCCCAGTGAAATGATGTAGTTTTTAATCGCCTGATCGTTGTTTTCTACCTCAGTAGTGATTCCCTTAAACGTGAAAGCGGTAGTTTCTCCGTTTTTCTGAGCCGTGATACCAAATTCTTTCAGACGTTCGTTTTCTCCCGTCAAGGCATCAAGGAACGCTTCTACGAACTGATCAAGACTTTTGCCCTGACTGGTAGCGATGTCGCCTAAAGCCGTCAGTTCGGATGTAGTAGGCTTTATTCCACGATTTACCAGCTTAATGTATGCTTCCGTCCATTCTGCTACACTGGCAGGAGTGTCGGCGGCAAGATTCTGTAATGTACGCATTATCTGGCTGGCTTCTTTGCCGGAGCCTGTAACATTCTTAAGAGTCGCTTCATAGCGGGCAAACTCCTTGCGGGTGTTGAAGGCATTTGTTCCTATATTTTTAAGATAAGAAACAAGCTGCACGGCAATAAATCCTTTTGCCGCGGTCTTAGCCATGCTCATGGTTTTTTCAAAACCCGTTATCTCAGTTTTTGCGTATGCACCTGTATCCTTCAGATCACGCATACGGTTGTTTACTTTGGTCAGTTCGGCTTCCAGCTTTGCATATTCTTCCGGATTGGCAGCCTGAGCAGTATTGTCTAACTGGGTACGCAATTCCTTAGCCTTTTTCCGAAGCTGTGCCATGGTAAGACCTGTTACATCGAGTTTCTTTTCCAGTTCCCCAACTAAAGTAGAGTTCTTTTTAATAACATCGTTGGTAGACTTAATTTCCTTTTCCAGGTTACGGTAATATTCCGTATCCTTTTTGCCTTGTGCTTCGAGCGAGCGCATTACATTACGCCGTTCCTGGTTGATACGGTTCAGCTCTCTGTTTGCTTTGGTAAGCTTGTATATTTCCTGCTGTGCCTGACCGGATTCAACAGAAAGAATCCACTTTATCTCGTCCTCGTTTAATCGTTTTGCCATAAATCGTAACCTTCTATTGATGAATACTGATTGCTTAAGTCAACATCTTTTCCCTGCTGTAGCTGGGCGGTAATGTACTTTCTGATATCTTCAGACAGACCATATCGTAATATATGCTGTGTTTCGCCGTAAAGAACTCCCCAAACGGTGCGGTTATATAATGCCAGGTTTCGGCGAAGCCCCATATCCTGCCGGAAGTAGATATCAAGAAAACGCATATAGGGCAAAACTGTCATGTAGAATGTCTGCTTGTTTGCATCTTGCATTTCCAGCGGAATTTTTTTTACAGAAGCAAGCAAATCGCCTGATATCACATTCAGATTATTACGTATAATATCTTGCTGTATGGTCTGTATTTTCTTGATTCCTGCCGATACAACACTGCTGATAAACTGTGTCTTAATCATCTGGTCTGTAATCATAGCTTTTCTTTTTCAAGCTAAGATATAGAGATAAAAAAAGAGAGCAAAGGACAGGTTTTAGCCTGAAGTTTGCTCTCTGTTACAATCAGTATTTATAATTCGGTCTGACTCGAAGTTCGTCGAGAAGGCGACGGAACTCCCGTAATGTCTGCATCATGACCAGCCTGTCGCCAAAAGAAGCATCTGCTTCCGGATTTAGAACAAGTTCCTCGATATCGTAGATAGATTCCTGAAGAGCTTCTATCGTACTGTTGTCGCTTTCCTGCAATGTGCGTATAAGTCCTATCGCACGGTCTGTTATTTTAGCTCCCTGTATTTTCATCGCAAACCTCCTTTCCGGCACATAATAAGTGAAAGAATAAACCATATAAGGCAGATTAAGGCAGCTGCCCAGTGTAGGAACACAGAACATGCCATAACGGAAAAAGCCAGCATAGCGTTTGACAGCAGAAGTGTCTGGCGGTTTGATACGGATTCCTCCATAATAGAGGTAATAATACTGTTTTCGCTATCCAGCCATAAAGTAATACGGCTTTCTCTTGCCTGACTTACAGGCAATGCAATTTGATTTTTCATTTTTGGTAAGCATTTAAAATGAAACAATATGTTAGTTAATTACGGGGAGAAAACAAGAAAAGTTCCGCTCCCCGTTGCTTACCACCTGAAACAGGCTGTGGGTGCATTAACACTCCACACGGGACGGAACTATAAGATATATGCAGTGCTTTAGACATAAAAAATGCCCGCAGCAAAGTATTTGGCGAGCCTTCTCGCCTGTTTCAAATGGTAAGCACTGCAAATATGGACCTTTATTTTGAATTGTGCAAGAAATAGATTAATTTTTATTCTTGAAAATTTAAATACGTTTGAAGAGTATTACGTAGTTCAGTGGAATATAAATTGATATCATCTACACAAGTAATGCTTTTCTTTATAATTTCTTTATTATCACCAATTAATCCAATATATAGTTTTTCTTGATTGTTTAGATATAATTTACATATAGGTTTTCGGTTATTATCATCTAAATTAATTGAGAATAAAGTTCGTGAATCTCTGTAGTCAATTCTATTTATGTCTACCATATCAGAGAGTATGTTTACTACAACTGAAAATGCATCCAGTTCTTGCACAGTCGTTTCTACTCCTACTTTATCGTTATCAATTTGCTCATTGCTTACAATATCACCTATTTCTCTAAGTATATGAAATTTTCTTCTTTTCCAGAATGGAGGTGTTTTTACATCATCGCTTGCAAGATATTCATCCAAAAGCTTTGCTTCTTCTTTATAGTTCTTTTCCATGTGAAGCATATATAATGCCAATTCATAGCAAGTAGCACCTGCTATATCTTCATCAAAAAATGGCTTTATAATTTCATAAACTTTATCATACCGTTTCATTTCATATGCAAATACAGCTTTATCCATTTTCTCTGAATAATTCATACTTATTTGCTTATTGAATTTTTCTTTGGCTTTATACTCACTTATCTTTTTTTGCTTAAGTATTGATATGGCATTCTCGTATGATTCTATATCTGTACACTCATCAAGCGTAACAATATATTCATAGCTGCTAAACGGAAAACCAGAAAGTTTTCCTATAACAAGCTTTTTGTTTAAAAGGTTTAAAAGTTTTATGTTATAATTTCGACTTACATATCCTATTTGCATTCCAGATGGGGAACAAACTAAAATGGCGTTTTTATCGTATGGATTATTAGGTTCAGGCAAAAAATAAACTACATCTTTGTCATTCATTTGCATAATGTACTCTTTTGCCTGCATTGTACAATAGAATCCTCCTACAATATAAATATAATCTTCATTTAAAGTCAGTTCTTTTTCTTCTGATATATCTTCTTCTTTTCTATTGATAGTTACATTATCATTAGAAAAATTAGATAGCTCAGAATTTTTCATAAGATTTTCAACTTGACTTTGTATTTCTTTTAAATTAGAAGAAGTATACAAGTCCTCTTCAGAATCAGATGAAACAGTAGGTTTTGATGGTTTGTTAAAATAATTAATAGCCCAATATATATATATAGCTACTCCAAACAAAAGAAAAAAAGCGAACAGATACATATTTTTTTTTTTGCAAAGCTATAAAAAATATGCGCCCAGTCTAATTTTTAGACTAATAAAAAGGTTATATTATAAAACTAAAAAAGCAAAGCACATGTAAAATCTGTACTTTGCCTTTTTGAAAATAAATTTTATATCTCTTTAATCTTGTACTATTTTGAATAGACAAAGAAAAAGAAATAATTATTTTGCTACAAGTGGAAACCTTGTATTGATATAATCTTTACTTATCAATAATACCATAACGGATCTTGTCTTTCTTAGATATAGAAGTAGAATTTTCTAGTGTTTTCAATACTGCGTTCATATCGCTTTCTGCTAGTTTTCCGCAATATCCTCCATTTAATACTTTACTTTTTGGTATATGAAACAACTGGCTACAATCAAGCCAGCTGTCATAGTCCAATATTGTAGGATAATTGGATGATGAAAGAAGATACTGGGTATTACGAAGATAGTCGTTTACATGTCCGTTTTTTGTATTTATAAGAAGTGAACCTACAATGTAATTGTCTGACGTTTCACCTACTATTGTAATAAATTTGAAACGAGAATCGTAACCTCCTGTTATAATTAATCCGTCAGAAGAATCCATTTCAAGATATACTATTGTACCACGCTTTACTTCACTCTCTGATATTTTGGGAAAAACTCGTTTCCCTATCATCATTTTTGAAGAAAGCTTTTTAAGTTGGTCTTTTAAACTTTCGTTCATTCTCTACAAAAATCGTGAAACGTTTGATTCTGACGAATATAGTCTAACATGGCCTTATTAGCACCTCCGGCACGAGCTATATTTACTATGGAAATGTAATTATCGTTCGAATCATTTTTTGCCCGTTCATTTGCTACTTTCCATGCATAATCGTGTGATAAATCGGATAGTTGAGAGGGTGTCATCCCTTGGGTACGACTTATAACTTCGTTCAATACTTCTACTTCTGCTTCTGCCAATTCATCCATATCTGGATCATCCTTTGCAGAAACATATTTAACACGGTCTTCTTCTTTTACAATAAATGATGAATCAAACTTCTTTATATCTTCAGTTTCAGTACCATCACATTCTAAAGAAGCACGGAATGACTTGTACGTAAATGAAGGAACAGGACCAAGTTTTACAGCACGAAAAGAGTCGTTAAAAATAAGTCTACCATAACGAACTAAAAATAGCTGTTGTGCAAAATACATTTTTTTGAACAAAGTGATATAGTCTAATGTACCACCAGACTTCTTTAAGATATAAAGCACAACGGCTTTTATCTTATCTATTTCATAATTTGTTTTCATCACATTGTTGAGATTTAATAAAGAGAATACAATCCTTTCTTTTTTTGTGCAAATATCAGTATAATTTTTAGACTAAACAATAGATTTAATATAATAAACTCTTTAAGTATTAGCTTTATAAGCATTTTTTATAATATCAGTAATTATATTATATAATTTTACAGCATAAAAAAGAAGACATGTATCACTACATATCTTCTATATAAGTCCAATTTATTGAAAAAACGAAATTATTTCTGTTTCATCATCCACCGGAACTCACAGCCTACACTACCTGGGCGAGGCTGATAGCGAAAACCGGCATCGTGAAGTATCTGGTATACGTCTGACTCGGTTACGGATGTAGCCGGATCAATATTACGAATTGCTTCGAACACTTCGTGTGTGGTAAACCAATGTGTTGCTTCGCACTCTGAAAGTGCCGGAGCATATACTGACATAAGAGATACGATGTAATCGTTTTCTTTATCGGAATCATTCGTATGCATAACCAGGTATAACTTTAAGTTGTCTTAATAATTTTCTAACTCCATGAAGCTGCTGTATCATAAGAATACGTTCGTCACTGTTTGGATCTGATTCCGGATTAGCAACCATTTCTTCAATATTTTCAACACCTTCTATAAGTGATTCTATTGTACTGTTATTGTCTTCCTGCATAGTACGCAGCATATCAATAGCTTCGTCTGTTAGTTTTACTCCATTATCAAGTATCATTTTTTTTAAATTTTAAAATTAGCATTTATATTAATACAGCTTAAAAACGGGCTGTATATCTCACAGTGACGATATATCATCAGCATATCTTTACATGCATGTCGTTCAAACTATTGTTTTTTATCCCTAAAAATAAGGATTAAGACAATTCAATTCAAATCTTTCCACGGAATACTATCAATAACTTTTTTTACAATAAATATTATTCCTATAATAATGACGGCAAACGCCCATCCGCCTAACTTAATACATAATTTTTGCCACTGGCTAAGTTCTTTTTCGACTGGGTATGGAACTTGCTCTTTCTTAGTTATTGTAATCGTTTTTGAAGGAATATATACTGTGTCATGTTTTGTTTTCATCTGAGCCTTCAGATTTCCCAGAGAGTCTATGGTTAGCTGAGCCTGTGCGTTCTTGCTGTTAACAATATCCAGCTGCTTAAGTAAGACTTTTCCGTTTTTATCACATTCTAGCAAAGCATAGATAGTAGAACTGTCTGGCGGTATATGTACTTCTACAGGCTTTTCGACTACTACACTGTCTATCTGGCTATGTACAGGAACGTACTTAATGCTGCGGCAGGAGCATGCCAGTATAAGACAAAGAAAGGAAGCCAGCAGAATATGCCGGCTTGCCTTATATCGTATAATATCACATATGCTCATAAATTTCATGGCTTCACAACGATTTCCGGAATAAAGGGATATTCTGAACGTACATCAAAGCACGGACACATCTTAGTCCATTCGTGAGATTCTACAATTCCGTCGCCGTCCAGATCGGGCGATGTATCGCGATGTCCCAGCACTTCAACAATCTGATATTTTGAACAGAGTTCCTTAATCAGCTTTGCTAAAGCTTCTTTTTGAGCCGGTGTTCTGGTATCGGCAGCATTTCCGTTTGCATCGAGTCCGCCTACATAGCAGATACCGATACTATGCTTGTTATAGCTAACACCGGAAAAGCCTTTCGAATTGCAGTGTGCACCGTCGATAGTCAGGCTTCGGCCTACTTCTACCGTACCGTCCAGCCTGATTACGTAATTGTATCCGATAGTGGTAAATCCGCGCTGAAGGTGCATCTGGGTAATTTCTTTTTTCCCGATATCCTGCCCGGCACGTGTAGCCGAGCAATGGATAACAATAGCGTCTATTTTATTCATCTGTATCTCCTTTCTTGATATAAGAGTTGTATAACCAGATAATCAAGCGATCGAGCACGATACCTGTTCCGATAAATACAAGGCTGGTAAGATTAAACCACAACGGTACATAGTGGTTGTATACCATGACAGCAACAATAACAGCTATCACAACAAGTAAAATGATCCATTTCTTTTTCATAGGGCAAATCAGTTTAAACGGTGATAAAAATCAAGTTTTATTTTCTCGTATACCATACACACATTGGAATAAGCGCGTCCGTTATTCTCTCCGGCTTCGTTGTAGATTTCGTTTTCAACTACCTGAGCAACCCATTCGATCCAATCTAAGTTTGAATACTCAGATAGCTTTTTCCCGCGATAGGTAAATGTATCAAGTTTGCTGTTACGGTCTTCGAAAAGGTTAGTAAGCAATGTGCGTATTTTGGTGCGTGTAGCCTCTTTGTCGACAATATGGTTTTCCTGACGGACTCTTTTAATGATCCGGCAAACACGTTCGACAGAGAGATCGAAAAACACTCCGGAAATATTCTTAATACGAAGCTGAGTTTCCGGAATCAATCCTTCAGCAATATCTATCATGGTCTGAGCATTTTTATTTGCCGTTTCCTGGATCAGATTAAGCTTATCAGAAAAATCGGACATGATTTGCTCGATAATAGACTTGTAGCTACGCATGTTCCAGATCATTACTCCAGCCGACAGGAGTAAGAAGAAAGCCGCAATCATTACGAGAATGCCAAACTCGCTAATTCCCTTTGCAACTTGGGTGACTTGTTCAATTTCATTCATTTTTTTTCAATTTAAATTGTACTTATAAGGTTTTTTACATTCAGCCAGTCGGAAGCGGATGCAGTAAACTTCATGGTCCAGCCTAATGACTGTAGTTCGGGAGCGACAAAAGGAACTATTGTCTGTCTTTCGGTAATAGGCTTAAGCCAGGAATGAGTACGTGCATCCTTAATCATGTGCGCACGGATAAGATTCAACATGTACAGTGTGCGGTTACTGTATATGGCAACTTCTACCATATCGGAAGAGTCGGGTATCTTAGCGGCAACAGTTACAGCGCGCACATGAGAATCGGTAATGCTGCCTATATTATTCTGCGAACTGGATATCTCGCCAAGATCGCAGAACAAGTATGTTCCGGTAAGACTGTCTACTCTTTTTTTTACGTCTTCGAAGCGTTGTCCGAAAACATATCCTGTAATATCGGGTATAACAGAATCCGGAAGTTCTTTAATCTGTTTTTTAAGCTCGGCATATTCCGGCAATTTGGACCGTCCGTTTGAAAACAAATCATTAACGGCCTTTTTGGTCGGGAACTGAGCAAAATACTTTAAATATTCTAGTATCATAGTATCTGAGTTATAATGTTTATTGGTAATCCGGTAGTATTGGCTATCTGGGCAACGTCCATTTTTGCTGTATGCAGGCTCTTGACAGACTCTATTATTTTTTTGCGCAGTATGGAAAGATACTGGATAACGTTCATCTGCATGACTTCGTTCAGGCTGCCATATCCTTCAGAACTGAGCGAGTATAATGTTTCCTGTGCTCCGGTGCTGATAGCGTTTTCTTTTCCTGGACGTGCAGCCGTCAACAGTTTAAATTCAGTACGGGTAAACAGATAGTTGACAAATCCTTTAAAATTAAATCGTATAGCTTCCAGCGTATTTCTATCGAGCTTTTCAAACTCAGAAGAAAGACGGTGTGCGACATTGCTGTCGTACGGTCTGGGAGAATAAAGTATGGCAGCCAGAAGTGGAAGACGTTCATCGGTACAGTCTACCAGTTCGCGGGCTTCTATGAACTGCTGGGCGGTGAGGTCGCTAGTCAGCATGTGATACTTAGTGTCGATAGTATATCCCGTAAATGGCTTTCTTTTTCCTGGAAGAAAAACAGCTTCAATAAATTGTTTGCAGAAACACAAGTCGATTGCATACCGGTAGTTCAGGCGAGCCAGATATCTTGCTATGGTCACGCCGGTAAGTCTTTCCGGATTAATTCGCTTGCAAAGGCGGTATGTGTTCTGGTCCAGTTCGGACAAGGCTTCGTCGTTATTGGGATAAACAATCACAAACGGGAATGTAATCTGTTCGGCTAGATATATCACGTTAGCCATACTGTCTTCTGTTATCTTGTCGATATTCCATCCCATGTAGCGGCATACATATCTTACACGTACAGATCCGGGAGATAACTTACCGATAGACATACTTAAGAGGTCGCTTACCAGTTCGGTAAACTGATAGGTGTTCAGACTTTCCCAGTCGTTAGGAATAGCATAATGCTCGCCTTTGTAGAAAAATTCAACTTCTTTCATGCCATCAGGTATATTTTATCTTCTGGTTGATTAAAGGAGGTCTGGGTAACAATATTGGTATCCTTGTCGGAAGAAAGAATAAGATCAATGCTTTTCAACGACTCTTGTGCCTGTGACATAAGTTCGTTTGAAAGGTCTAGCATTCTTTCCTGTTCCTGTGTACCGTTTCGGCTGGCTGTAGTTTCCTCAAACAGATTTCTTATAGTAACCGGAAATTCCAGGATATCAAACCTGCGCAAAGAAAGAGCAACGGTAAACTTGGCAAGACATCTGTCGAGCTTTCTACGGGTTGTTTTATCGTTGTCTTCCAGCCTGTCGTAATAACTTCCTACATAATCGTCCAGGGCTTCCTGCTGCAAAGGAATGCAGCGGAAAAAATACATGTATGAGTTATCAATAGGATATACTGCATCAAACTCGGCTGCACTCTTTATCTTCAACGACTGCATGACGCTGTACATTGGTGTTTTCTTCCACTCTTCATCATTATCGAGCAGCTGAAGCAACGAATCCATGGAGTTGAAGTAATTGTCGCGGTAAGCACGCCGCATCTGTTCCTGCTCTCTTTGATATACATCTACTTCGGACTTACGAAGAGAAAGGATATTAAAAACAAGCTGTTTTGCCAGAGTCAAATTGGCAACCGCACTTCGTAATGCTTCTTTTTTTGCATCATCCGACGAAATGATAGTATTGTATATGTCGGGAGTAAGAAGTGACTTTACTTGCTTAACAGCACTCATTCCGCTTGATGCAAGCTCTTCAAAAGTTACGTTAGACTCAGTATAGGGAGAATATTCCCTGAACTTAGCTACATCGGTAAACAATTCTTCTAATATACTCATGACTGTTGTGCATTTAAACGGTTTGAAGGTGACACGTCTTCCTGGCGTGCCGGAATTTCTCTGTAAAATCCTATTCTGTATCCTTGTGCATACAGATCGGGGAAGTTGACTCTTATTGCCTGGTTGAACGGCTCGCAAACAATTTCATCTTCGGGAGCAAGCTGTAACAGATATATAAGATAGTTGTAGTAGGCATCGGCTCCCGATTTGCTGATAACGCCTTCTTTCGACACGGAAGATATACTGCTGTCTAGTCCGACCGAAGAAAGCAGCACTTCATCAGCACGTTTGTCGTACGAGATAATGGCATCAATATATTCTTTGTACTTCAAATCGACTGTTTCAATTTTCCAGCGTGCTTCTTCTCCGCTGGAGTCTTTAAAGCTGAAAGTAGCGTATGCCTTACCCTGATTTCCTGATCCGGAAAGATATTCGGACAGCTTGTTCAGTTCGTACTTGATGTATTGAATAAGTGTTGACTCCTTATATTCTGTACCGATTTCAATGCCGTTATACAGTAATAATGCTTCTCCCTTTGCCTGGCGTTCCTTGTTTTCGTTGCACAGGTTGGTTATCTGAACTTGTTTTGATGAAACCCATGCATTCGGGATAACAATATGAATCTTGGCAGCAAGAGAGTTTCGCAAAAAGCTGTTGATATAAACAGCATTTTCGTTGGATCCTTTGATATAAGCCTTAGTTCCTTCGTGCGTTTCGTTTTCGCCATAGAAGTTATCAATGCTTTTTTCTCGATGGTGAGAAATAGCGGCATAACGGTACTGGTTGATATCCTGTACACGGAATTTGGGGTAAATACGGAAAGACGGGCTAATGCCGTAAGCAAACTTACCTACGGCAATAGCCGTAAAGTCTTTGTAATAAACCATATTGAAAGCCACGTCTGTCAGCGTGGTAGCCAGACGGCAGTCTTTGTTTTCCATGGCTTCAAGTCCTGCAACCGGAAGCGTATTGCGTAATATGCCCTTACCGGCAGACATGCGCCACTTTACAAAAAAATCGCGGAAATAGTAGTAGTTCTTTATATTCTGTTTGGCAAACGCACGATATCCCTGCTCCATACCGTTGTCTTCCCAGCTTTCCAGCCATTCCTGTATACGGGGAACTTCTTCCCAGTTTCTTTTTACCTTACCGTCTACTAATCCTATACGGTATACAGCCGGTCCCATGCCATACAGCATGTTAACCTGCTTGGTGATCAGACGCGGAAGCAATCGGTTATGCTTGATATCGCTGGCTACTTCTTCGCATTTGAGGTTATTCCATCCGCGAGAAGCAATGTTATATCCTTTAACAGTCATCCATCTGACCAGTCCTTCGGTAGCTACCGGATCGAGATAAACATAACGATCTCTTTGCAAAGCATCAAGCATGCTGCCATCGCCCAGCTGGAAGGAGATAACATCAGTATCGTTGACATATACTCCCAGGCATCCCTGCATTTGAATATGTTGTTTTGTACTGCTCATTGTAACCAATCTATTTTATGTAATTTATATCCGTCTTGTGGGAAGCCCATGTATCTGATAAGTATAGAATAACACATACGAGGCTGCTCTTCTTCATCGGTAAAGAGAAACAGATTATCGCTGTCTACACTGAACTTTTCTTCCGGCAACTGAGTACGCCATTTGCATTTGGTCTTTACTACAAGCTTGGTGCTTGCTTCGTTCTTCTGCAAGCTGCACGGGTAGAAAGCTACCGTAAAGTAACCGTCCGGCAACTTGGATATCTCTCTGGCTAACTGCATGGCTTCAGTGCCCGGAATGATTAAAGAATCGTCTGTTTCTTCTGTTCTTTTCATACACGAATTTACTTGTATTACTACCTAATGTAAAGGACAAATCATATTTCCGAGATTTTGAGGTTTGTGCCGCGCACATCGAAATACCAGCGGGGCGGGCAAAAAATCGTCGCTTGAAAAATCCCTCAAAAATTTTTCGAAAAACCTATTGTCTGAATGAAAACTGAGTAACATATATTATTATGTCAAACAGCATGTTATAATCTATTTTTTAAAGCATAGATTAAGCAAAATCATCTGTTTTTATACACTCATGTTGTCTATAATATTGTTAGGAATACTGTTTAATTCATTTTGTGCGGCATCCGAATAAAGTCCGTACAGCAGATAGATCATAGCTGAAGGCAACTGTGTAGTAAGACCTGCCTGCTTATGCAACGGAATCTTTTTTTCGGAACTCTTGTCGAGTTCTATACGGCCGTTTGAAGTGAGTCGGGGAGAAAGCGGAATGGCACTGCACAGGTTGGGACATTCGTTCTCGTCGATAAGTATGCTGGGCAGTGCATTGCTTTGTCCGCCGAACAGTAATGCCATCAGCTTGAACTGCTGCCAGTGGTAGATGGTAGCCAGTCCTTCGTTCATCAGCTGAACGGAAAAACCGTACGACTCCAGTTCCCGTTTTAAAGCACGGCTGTCGGTAGTGATACGTTCCAGCTCTTCACGCTTTTTGTTTCCGGCTCTATCCGGATAGAGAACGATCCGCTTGTTTACTGCATCAGCACCAAAGAACTCCCATACCTGGCGAGCCAGTTCAGGCTGTTCGTCGGGGTAGTAGCAGAAAAATTCTTTCAGGATACGGAACTCACGGCCGTACTTCTTTTTCTGTCCTACAACAAGACTGGAGAAGTGTCCCGGATCGTAACCGATATACAGTTCATCGTTCTTATTGTAGTAGGTGAGATATCGGGCTGTAATACGGAAATGGTCTTTAAGGTCGAACTTCATGATGCTTTCGTAGATATATCCGTCGCGGAACTGGTGACGTTCTTTCTCGTAGTGAATGAAAAACTTGTTGACTACGGATTTATGACGTACGGCACAGATAGCCGTCAGGAACTCGTCGGTATCGAGTGTTTCAAGCTGGGTTTTAAAGAACTTAGGTCCCAGAATATCCTTGTTGACAAACGAACTGGCACGGATGTATAAGGTAGCGTTTCTTCGCATGTCGGCAAGACGTCCCGACCATTTTGCAATAGTACGGTCGCACTTCTGTACTTCCATCCTGATTTTTTCCAGTGTAACCAGGTTGGTTGTATTCTTCTGTGCGTTCAGCAGTTCCATACGCTGATAAGCAGCCTTGTTTACATGAAGCGCAACAGTAGCAATCTCTGAAAGTAACTGCTGGTTGTTCTGGTCCTCATAGCGTTCGAACCAGTCGTCTTCGTTCAGATCTACACGTGCAGTATCCGATACACCCGTCCATCCCTGGTAATAGGGCGACTTACGTATTTCGGCTGAAGAACCACGAAGGGAAGGGAACAGACGTGTCTTCAGCTTCTCACCGTCGTTGTGCTTCATTTCTTCGACAAAGGCATGTACTCCGCTTCGGCCGGCAACAGAATCAGGCTGATCGGAAGATACCAGCTGAATATGGTGTCCGTTTCGGAACAAGACACTATGTTTGGGGTAAGAGATAGGGTAGCGGGGACGTCGGAAATGATCCGGAATCTTAGCGTCGCCTGCAATATAGTCGATACCATATTCCAGCATGCACCGCGTTTGCCCGTTGACTGTTACCTGGCGGGAAAATGCAGCCTGAATATTAGGCCAGATATTAGTCAACAGGGCAACATAAGTGCGGTGTGCCAGGAAAGAAAGTTCGGAGGGCATGGAATCTGCTACACGCACGATACGGTTAACTGTGACTTCGGAAGTCTTACCGGAAGCACGGGCTGCTTCTACGATAAGCTTGTTCGGATCAATCAGGTTAGCCATTACCTGCATGGAGTTCATGTATATACGTTCTACTTCAAGAGAGAACTTATCTTGTGTTATATCATTATCCTGCATATTATTCTTCATTAACAAGTTCGGCATCCTGTATATCAGCATCACGTAGCAGACGTTTTTTCTCTTTTTTATCAATCGGCAATCCGTCGATAAGCTGAATATAGAATCCTTCATTATGCTTGCGTGCAATCTCTTTGAGCGATTTGGTTTCCAGTCCCATATCTTCCGGACGAACGCACGGATCAATCAGAAACGTAATTCCTAGGTTGGTAGCAGCTTCGGCAATCTGTGCGGCACGTGTACGGTGTTCGCTTGCTTTTTCCATGCACATGGCCATCGTCTTTAAATCTCCTTTTGCCGCGCAAAGCTGAGCGATGGATTCAAATTTATCGGCATAATGGTTTTCCCATATTTTCTCGGAAACCGTATTGTCTACATTGAAGTAATTGATAGCCTGGTATATTCTTTCCTTGCACGTACGTTCTTCAAGCGCGATATGTTGCTCGGCATTGATGCGAAGACGCAACTTCTTGCTGGCACGTGTGATATTCGGTTCGTATTCGAATATCTCGGCAGCCCACTGAATCTGTTTCAGGAACAGCTGCACGTCGGCAGGTATACCTGCACTTTTTCCGTCTGCCAGAAAAGAGGATATCAGGTCAGGATGAATTTTATCTAGTCTTTCGAGAACGGTCATACATTACATTATTTATTCTTGTTATTGATAAATCGTAATATTCTTTGTCTAATTCAAACCCTATATAATTTCTGTTGGTATTAATGCAGGCAATAGCTGTACTTGCAGAACCGCTAAATGGGTCTAATACCGTGCAACCTTCATTACATACAAGATTTAGCAATCGTTCAAGTAAGCGGACAGGCTTTTCTGTGGGATGAATTGCTTTATAATGATTTCTACTTTCTTTTATGATTGACTTTTCATTCATTCCATATTCCATAGACTGTACTACATTTACGCATCTATCTCCAGTTTTTCTATTATCTGTATTTACACCAAATTTTGTAAAATTGTTACAATCTACTCTATCTGTGCGAATTATAGACTTTTCATTCATTCCGTTATTCATTGATTTTATTACAGAAACGCATCTGTCTGTTTTTCTAATATCGCTTGAAACAGACAAATTATTTGGCTCCTGAATAGAATCAATAGATTCGATATTATTTTTTAAAAAATCTTCTACCGCTTTAAGACTTTTGCTTTGCGTGAAAACGCTTCTTAACCTATTAATGTCTTGTAATATAGAAGTTATATCGTATTTTTTCATCTCTAAATAAGGTATCTTCACTTTGTTTATAGACGCACTTCCATTTGTATGAATAGATATTGTTTCATGCACTCTATGTATATTCATTAAAGGAGACGTACAATACCCTTTATTCCAAACAATCTCTTCTTTAAATGTAAACCCTATATCGGAAAGAATACAATTCCACCGATAAAAAGAAGTTCCCCTTCCAAAAAGAACAATAAATGAATCTTTTTTCAGAACTCTTTTGCATTCAGAGAAAAATGCTTGTTCATCAAAAGGTCTGTCTAACTTCTGATTTTTAAGATAAAGGTATGGCGGATCTGTTAGAATGCAATCTACCGAATTATTAGGAATACGTTTTATTCCTTCCAAACAGTCCTCATTGTATATTTTATTCAATTCAATCATATTCCAAAGAGTTCTTTACGTAGGTCTTTAAAGTATCTTTCATTTTTTCTTTCTTCCAGCAATTCGATAGCATCTATATCTCCGTTTTCAGCTTGTTTGGCAAGCTCGGAGTCTATATTCATTTCACCGGCTGCAATTCCGGCTTCGTATGCTTCGTAGTATTCATCGCCGGGGAGAGTGAGGCGGATGCGCAGTACAGTAGTTTCACGGCGTGTAAGTCCGATCAGCCGGCAAATGCGTTCGCGACTGTAGCCCAGTGTGGCATAACTCTTTACTTTTGCCACATACTTGTTGTCTAGCGATGCAGATACGGCAAGCATTTTATTCTTTTCGTTCATGGCTGTTACTGATTATTTCTTTAAACAACGTGTCGCGCAGCATGTATTTTTGCAACAGTTTCCGGTCTTTTTCTTTTCGGTTCTGGCGTTCAGGATTGCGAAGATAAGACTCGTAGCGTCGGATAGAATCAAGGCAATTACGGTGTTTTTTCAAGAACTCCTGCGGATCCTGTTGCAGAAGCTTAATAAGTTCGGCACGCTCACTCTTACCTTCAACTAGCGGATGCTGGTAACGGAACGTGCCGGTATCATTGTATGACTGTAGCTCTTTGAATGCCTGAAGATTCCGTATGCGCAGACGTACCATGGTGAAAATATCGGAAGCAGTACACTCGTTACGGTCCATTTTTTCGGAAATGGCTTTCATCTGCTTCCATGACACGATACGGTCATTGTATATGATGGTAGCCAGCTGTACATTTTCGTCTGCCAGATTATCCCAGTCGATATCCGGATATTCTTCATGCTTCTGTTTTTTCCTTACTTGCCTTTTTTTTTCTCGGCTTCCAATCTGGCTTTCGCTTCACTTGCACGTTCTTCGGCTTCATCCGCCTGAAGCTGTGCTTCCTGAAGGGCTTCTTTGGTTTCTTCCAGTTCGATCTGTACATCTTCAAGAGTATCTTTTGTTTCTTCCAGCTCGGCTTGTGTTTCTTTCAGCTCCTTATCCGGATCATTCTTTTTCTCCGGCTGCTTACCGTTTCTGTTTTTCAGAATATCTTCGGCAGAAGCATAATCGAGAAGCAGGTAAAGAATTTGTTTTGCGTACCGTTCGGGAAAGCGTACCCACGACGGATTAATCTTCAGCTTTGGCTGTAATTCCAGAAGCAAGGAAAGATCTTTCTGTGCATGTTTGTCATCGCTTTTCAAACGGTTGTAATGCGTTATCTTTTCATTAAATAAATACTTCATAGTGTAAATGTATTTTAGTGAAGCATAGCTATTTAACTATGCTTCACCATGAGAGAAAATTATCCTACTGTCTGTACGCGTGAACCGGCAATTTCTACCAGTGTGTCGGTATCCATTACACGGAATGTAATACGGCTTCCGGCACGGGCAGTCCATGTAGCACCGTCTTCCAGAACGAATACTGTGTTTTCTTCGATAGTGGCAGGATATTCTACACCTTCTCCCATCAGGGTAATGTAGCGTCCCTTATCGTTAGCTGCAAGGCCGGAAACAGTTGCAATGGTTTTTGCACTGGAAGTACAGTCTGGAATAGAATACAGATCCTGACCGGCAACAATCTTCAGATCGGTAGCATCCTGTGCGTTTTCGGTAGCCGGAGCACGTACGATAGCACCGGTATACTTGTTGTACTGGTCGATAGATGTACGCTGGAAAGTGAATGTTGCATACCGTCCGTCGGCATCATTCTTATTCTCAAATGTCTGAAGAATCATCGGTCTGTCGTAAGAACCCAGGATATACCACTGAGTCTGTTCGATTTCCTTGAACAGTATAACAAACTTACCTCCGGCATACTGTTCGATGAATGACAGCAGCTTGTCGCGCTGACCACCCATAACAGCTACAAACTGGTTGGTTCCTGAAGTAGTGATATCACCTTTTTCTCCGTTACCCATAAATGTAGGTATCGTATGGCAAGCAAAATACTTCATGTATTCACCCGATTTCATCGGGATCTGACCGACTTCACGGTTAGCATTCGGAGCAGGGAACGGCTTGGAATTGTCTACCTGTTCGATGCTGATCAGGTAAATCTGATATGCAATGTTAGATCCGTGTGTGTCGCGGTCGGAAACATCGTCCATATCTCCGATAGACATCATGTTAGTAGCAGCCAGGCACAATCCGGCAGCCTGCATACCATTATCGAAATACATGCTAATGCCTACCACAAGAGCAAACAGCAAGAGATGGAAGAAAAACGTTTTATACGAAAATGATTTCATGTCTTATCAATATTATGAAGGGGCCTTTATGCCCCTTCCTGTTAGTAAAATGATTTATCTTGCACCCGGAACATTAGGCTGTGCCTTAACATTGATTGTACGTGTACCTCCGACACATCTTTCAAGCTCGATGAACTTGTTCTTACTGTCAAGCTTAACCATAATGTAATCGCCAACTGCAGTAGGAGTCCATGCGCTTTCGATGGAATCGAAGTTACCGGACTTCTGTACGCTGGTAACGTTGGTGGTATCACCACATTCGATAATGTAGGCAACACCTTTCTTGGCTTTGTCGATGCTGGTAAGATCCTTTGTTCCGGTATTTGTTCCGGTAACAAACCAGAATCCTTTTGAAGCATCAGCTGTAACTGCATCAGCATCCAGCTTGACAGAAGGTTTCACCATAAAGATCTGCTGGAACTGATAGTCGTTTTCTTTCAGCTTATCAGCCGAAGTAAAGTTCTTTCCACAGAAGGCAGGAGAACATCCTTCTTTCCATACAGACCATGCACGAACCATTTCCATCTGCATTTCTGTCTGAATAGCCATCATTTCGCCAGGCAGATTTTCGAGGAACTGAATGTTACCCGGCTCCTGAATCATCATGAACGGCAACTGTCCCAGATAAGGCAGCCAGATAATGCGCATGTCAGTATCCGGAATGACATTCATATAGCTTCCAGGTCCGGTAAAGTCCTGCTGATTGCCATACTTCTCACGAATACAAGCAATCCACCACTGCTTATGATTTTCGTTCAGGTACATTACATGATTTTCGAGGCTCATGTCTTCTGATACCTTAGCCAAAATCTGAGAGTGGAAGTTCTGAACGGTATCGAGCATGGTAGCTTCGTCGTAAGCGGTGATAGTATCAGTCAGCAGCAGCTTGTTTTCATGAGCCAGACGGATAAGCGTGTACAGTACACCAGTACCGGCATTGAGATAAGAACCGGCAACACCTGTTTCAGGTTTTACATAAATACCGCGCATACGGCGCATGTTCTGTTCGCGCTGAGCAGTTTCCAAAGCTCCCATTACGGCAAACTCAATCATAGACCACTTGATAGGATCGGAACCTTCACGGTTCAGGTAGCCGATATACATGCGTTCAAGTTCCTTCATAGGACCGAACTTCATCTTGATCATGGCATCGTCTACGTAACCCATTTCCGGTGCAATTTCCATATCTCCTTTGTAGACTTCTCCAGTCTGATAAGCCTGTGAAGTTTCACCGAAGAAGGCATTGAAAATTACATCACGGTCCTGAATACCGTAACGGACGGGGAAATACTGCGTAAGCTGACGGATAGACAGTACGCGTGCGATAATAGCATCCTGTCGGCGGATAAGATACTGATCGCCTCCCTTCATGGATGTAACCTGAGAATAGTCGGTAGTAAATTCTCCGGCTGCCAGCTTTTCAGCGTTAAGCTGATTGTGCTTCTGAAGATAGCTGTAACGATCTTGCAGACTTGCAGAGAAAGATTCTACTTCGGCAGCGAAGGCAGCAGCCGTTTTTTTGTCACTTGGTAAAGAGAATCCCGGTTTGCCTACCTGGTTCCAGGGCTTTTCCATTGAAAAGAACGGATTGTCGATACCATAGAGGAATTTCTCTTCCGGTGCGTTTCCGACAAAGCCAATGGATCCGGCAGTAGAAACTGTTGCAGCCGGAACGTCGGGAGCTGCATTTTTTGCCATTGCCGACATAGTTGCCTGAATAGCCATAGCCATATCAAGCACCTGCTTTCCTGTAGGCTGCTCCTGAGAAGCAGGCTGAGCTTTTTGCTGTTCGCCGGTAGCAGAAGATTTGTCAGGGCATATAATACCTTTCATTATATTGTATGCTTCTGTGATTTCTTTCTGACCTGGCAAGTTGGCTTGTTCTTTAGTGTAAGCCTCCATGTCTGCTTTAAATTCGGCAGAAAATTCTTCTTTGTATGCATTGAAAAATTCTTGCCATTTTTCCGCAGTCATTGCATCCATGGATTCCTTAGTTGCGGTCCAACCCAACTTCTGAAATACCTTTTGAACTTTTTCCTTGAAATTCATAACTGAATAATTTAGAGAATGATACTTATTAATTGATTTTTTGTGCGCTGAATGTCTTTTTCTTTTACAAGCAACTGAGTTTCGGCTACAGCTTCAGCAAAAGTAGCCTGCTTGTCTATCAGACCTACCTGAACAGCTTCGGGCGTAAAGTAGATTTCTCCACGTAAAACGGGATCTTCTGCCTTAGCTTCGGCAAGCATCGGTCGGTTATTTCTCACTTCCCGGATAAACATATCGTTCAGCGGGTTCAGAAATCTTTTAATATATTCTTCACCTTTGCCGGAAACAGCATCGTCCATAACCTTATTCTTAAGGTCGGATGCAGTAGCCCGGTAAGTTTGTATCTTATATCCGTATTTTTCCATCCAGGCAGTATCGTCATACATCTGCGCGACAGTACCTATAGATCCTATTTTATCATATCCAGTAGCAGCCATCACCTTGTCGGCGTGGCATGCTATCAGATATGCGGCAGAAGCACACGTCTTCTCAACGTATGCAACCACCGGCTTTGTCAAATCACTCATGGTCTGTGATAAGCGATCGAGATAGAACGCTTCTCCACCAGGCGAAGAAATATGAAGAAAGTGTGCTGAAATATTAGGATTGCTTTCAGAGTCCAGAAGTTCTTTTTCGAACCTCTTGGAAGAAAAACGCCATGAACTGTCTGAAGTGATAATTCCGAAAACAGGATAGTAAGCCAGTGTCCCTTCAGGAATTTCTTCGGAAGTGTATTCGGTAGTAAAGTTCACCGGATTGTCTTCGGAAACCTGAAGCGACATCTGCTCACACATGTTTTTTGACAGATCATGGTAAAGTATGCTTTTATCGGCATCCTTGCATTCGTCGCTGAACGCTTCGGCAACCGCAGAAGCATATCCTTCTGCGGTTATAAACATCAACTGGCGCGAAAGCAAGAGCTGCTGAAGATCTTTCTGTGACTGTTTCATTTGCTATTTGTTTTAAGCAAATGTAGATATACATTATTATAATATATAGGACTATACCAGAGGTGACTGAAGCATAGAACATTTTACGACAAGCTGTGCCGAATTGAGGTTGGGCGAAAGCATAACGCGTGCCGGAATGTCGGAAGTACCTACCTGATACATATTTCCGCTGGTGTCGCGGAATACCAAAATGCCAGAACGCAATATATTAAACTCTTTGAGAACCTCTTTTTCGGGACGGGAAACTACACGCTCCATGTCGCACAGAAAAATCGTACCTCCTGAATCGGATGAAGCGGAAGGAGAGAAGTCAAATTCTTCGGAAAGAAATGTGTATTCTTCCTGTTGCATACGGTTTACCGGAATAAACCGTATGACAATAGAAAATTCTTTATTTTTTTTACTCATAACAAACTGACTATTAAATAATTCGCCATTACACCGACATGTTAAGCCATATTTACCACTGAAAATGGACAAATAGATACACTTTGTCGGATAGTTTTTAAATTTCTTTAACGCTATAAAATACCAATCAATCCCTTCTTCCGTTCGCGACGTGCTTTCCGCTTGCGCAGGTTTTCCCGCCAGCGGTAGAAATTTTTCAGCAAGGCATCTTCGGTAATACTTTCCAGGCGATACATGTTGATGAACTGAAGCACTACATCAATGTTATCGAACAGGTGTCCGCGCTGATCGTTTTCCAGCAGAAAGGAGTGAAGCTCCTGATTGAACTCACGGCGAACTGCCTTGTCTACGCAGCGCACTGCACGTTCAGATAGATAATTGTATATAGCAGGATCCTTTCCTTCGCGCCGGCAGGGAAGAGCAATCGTAATATTTCCGGATGTTTCGGCCACGTCTGAAGGGCGGCGCGACATGTAGTTCCAGATTACGTGATACAAGTCCGAAGAATCGGGTATGTTTACAACATTATCCGATCCGGATGCATACTTTCCGCGGAGATATTCGGCAAGATATGGGGTTAAAGTAATAGATGTGGTTATCATAAAAAAAAATTTTTTGCCTTGCTTTTCTAATTTTTTGCGACCAACAGACCAACAGACCAACAAAGCGTGATTTGATATAAGCAAAGTTAGTGATTTTCAGCGACAAAACAAAGTTTACTAAATATTCTTTTGCTGTTGGTCGGCGTCCAACACGACCAACAAAGCCCAAAAAACGGGGTATTTTGTTGGTCCGAGCAGACCAACATTCGAAATATCCGGACCAACACTCCGACCAACAGCGACCAACACGGACCAACAGCGACCAACAGCGACCAACAACTTTTTTATATATATATACTTTAATAAAATAATATATATATCTATATATCAGCGTGTTATGGTTTTATGCTGTATTTGCCGTTTTTTGAAATGTTGGTCTGTTGGTCTGTTGGTCGCATTTTTCGCAAAATTCTGCGTGCAAAATTACGCGTGTCTGCAAATCTTTTAATTCAGGGGGTTCGGGGGATTTTTACATAAGAAAGAAGGGATATAATAAAGCAAGTTTACTATATCCCTTCTTAAGTATACTTTCGTATAATTTTAGTGTATGTTTTCGATAAATGACTCGCCATTTTCCCGACGTGAATACCGGACAGCAGCACGGTTGCGGAACCTTGTCGGGAAAATGAATGTATACACCATCCGGACGGCTAATAACTATATCCTGGAATAACCTTCAGTTCGTCGAGAAGGTGACGGATATCGCGAAGTGTCTGCATCATGATAAGACGATCGTCGTTGCTTGCGTCAGCCTCACGGTTTAATACTATTTCTTCGATTTCATAGATACCTTCGGCAATGCACTCGATACTGGCATTGTTGTTTTCCTGTAAAGTGTGTATCAGCCCCAGCGCACGGTCTGTTAGTCTGACTCCCTGTATTTTCATCGCAAACCTCCTTTCCGGCACATAAAAAGTGAGAGGACAAACCAAATAAGGCAAATCAATGCAGCTGCCCAGTGAAGAAATGCAGAGCATACCATAACGGAAAACGCCAGCATAGCGTTTGACAGAAGAAGTGTCTGTCGGTTTGATACGGATTCCTCCATGATAGAGGTAATAATACTGTTCTCGCTATCCAGCCATTGCTGTATGGTGCTGGACTTTGTTTTGTTTAATGTAATTGTTGCCATTGTCTATTAGGTATTTTGGCATTACAGGCAAAAGAAAACGGCTTTGCCTTTCCCGTTACCTAACACCGACAAGGGCTGTGGGTGCATTAACACTCCACACGGGGGTACAAAGCCGTTATATATTTAGCCACGCATGGCTACGATAATACAAGACATAAAAAATGCCTGCTATGAAATTATGTATGGCAGGCTTCCGCTTGCCGATGTCGTAATGTTAGGTATCGCAAATGTAGTATAAATTTTAGTCTAATACAAGGTATTTGCGAAGAAAAGTGTTTATTTCTTATTTATCTTCTGTTTTATCCGAATAAGAACTAGCAGTTAATACTTCTTTCTATAAACAGATCGAGCGGGCTTTCTAGGCCTAAATCGTAAAGAGCACCGTCTGAAGTATAAGATTCTATCATTTCCCAGCTTTTGTTATCAATAAGCACTACAATACAGTCTATCGAATTTCTGTCAAAGCACAGGATCCTTACATTACGTCCGTCGCGTGTCACAATCTTTCCTTCAATTTCTTTGTTCTGTATCTTTTTTGCAAGGGAGATATCAAACTTATATCGTGTAACGGTTTTCTTTTCAATATGCTTTGTTTCCATAATTTTACTTATTTTTTAAGCTTGAAATCATAAACAAACACATAAGGATTGCTATCCCAATCACCTTTCTTCCCGATCTTATCAATTAATACGGAATAAGCTTCTTGTGGCGTATTATATACATCTTTTGTTGATTTTACTTCAACATTTGGTATGTAAAAATAGTTCCTGCCTGCTGGAGTATGCCATTTCTTGATAATTCCTTCAGCTAAACAATCTTCATCCGATATATCCTGCAAACGTTCAATTCTTACGTTGGTAATGCAGATTTGATGTGGCATAAGTTCAGGTTTTACAAACATCTTGTTGCTCCAACCTGCATTTTTACCCCCGACAATACATGATATGTAATCCCATCGTGGAGTACCATCCTCCATAAAACCTCCGCATTCTTTATAAGTTTGTGCTATCGCTACAGTTTCTCCAATATTGTAATTTGACTTAATCGTAATAAGACTTTCACCGTTATTTGCTATTATTTGAATTTCATTATCAAAAACTATATAATCTTCTATTTTGTCAGTATTAAAAAGATTATTTGCTTGAATAATTCTTCTAGTCTGTGTCTTTCCCTCTTCCAATACAGCTTTTGTTAAACCGTATTTGTCATTGAACATTATTTTTTTCATAGCTTTTAAATTTATTTTCTAGGATAATAGTTATCGACTTGATCAGCATTATTACCAAATGGATGAACCATTTCTCTTGCAAGCAAATTAGGTAGTGAATCTTCTATTACAAGTTCTTCCTGGCTCCACCATGCGTTATGCAAATATTTGTTTCCTTCACCTAACCATTCTACAGAACATGATCCATCACTCGATACTTCTGTTACTAATCCGACATATCTGTCAGGATAAGAATTACCTTCTACAATTTGAGAAGAAATACCACTTGAAGATATAGTTATATTCAAACCATCTGAATATTTACCTTTTGGTCTTACAAAATCTAAAGGTTTTATTTCAATATGCTTTGTTTCCATGTTTGTAGCTCCTTAATTGGTTGTATTTCATTTTCTCCTGGATATGCCACATAATATTTACTTTAATAGAAGCACTGAAAGCAAAGATTTCATTCAGCAGTTCGTCCGGCTTATAAAAATTGTCTGTAATGTATTTTACAATACAAAAAACAGCCTCGGTAAACGTCATATCAGAATAATCTTCTGTATCGCTTCCCTCGTAGTCGTAATTATCCAGATCGTAACCTTTTAGTCCTGCATAATCTAACAGTCGGATACATGCATCTGCAAGTTCATCTTCTACGCTGTCTTTAATGTAATTTTCGAAGACTTGTACATAAGACAATTCATATTCACTACCATACAAATGTTTTTCCCGAAGGTTATCATCAATGATGTAATTAAATAGTTCTACATCTGCATGCTTATTTTTCCGGTCGGCTTCTACTGCTTCCATCAGCTCGGAAATAACCAGGCAAAGCCAATGATCATCTGTTAATGATTCCTTGTGCCAACCGTGCGCAACTGCGCACTGGTAGGCTATATCTTTTAGTTCGTTCAGGTTCATTTCTTATTTCGTGATTTATAATATTCAACAATGGTTTTATTTAATGATAAAACAAGAGCAAATGTCAGTGTTGCCGGCATTTCGTTTGTATTCATCTTGTTGATGAATACCTCACCATCCTTATATTCAAGAACAGTATCAAGCTCTATTATTTTGCTTTCGCTATTTGGCTGCTGTGTTTTACTACTCATATTCTATCCTCCTTTGATTTACAATATCTTTCCGAACCATTTGTCCGCCAATATACTATTTCGTTTGCAGCTTCATCCAACGGCAATGAAGCAAGATGTTCCATGCATGCATCCCAACCTTCAATAAATGAAAGCTCTCTCAAAATTTTTAAGGTTGGAACATTACTTCCTGAAGCAAATATTTTTGCTAATTCTTCTTTCTTACTCATATTCCAATATCTCTTTATTATCAAAAATGTTACCAACTACTTTTATATCATAATCATTATCGCACAACCATTTTCCTAAAGGCCTTTCTCCGGTTTCTGTATGTCCTCTCAGCTTTAAACTCCACGCTCCAATTTCTTCATTCCATGTTACTACACAGATACAAATTACAGAACCTTCAGTTATTTTTAATAGATCACCTTCATATATTTCTTTTCCGCTTTTAGCATATAATCCGGTAAACTGGCAGATAGTTGTTTTATCACACATTGCACCAGCAATTCTAAAAAAATGAGTATCCTCCCTAAATCTATATTCCTGCTCAGCATAAGCCTCGTTACCGTTATCTATTATGCAGTAGTTATCACATACAATCAGGCTAACATAAGCCCAAGATCTATCATCAGTTTTTTTTGCTCTAAATTTAATTGTTCTGTTCATATTTATTCCTCCACATTTTTCTTTCCACCTATTCAAGCAGCCACCACATGACTGCTAGGAACAGGTAATACAATTTCGTTTTACTCATTTCCATTCATTTTCTTATCCATCCATTCAACAGCATCCTGTGTGGATGAAACTTTCTTAAACTCACGTGTAACACAGAACGTCATGTACTCACAGATAATTTCTCCCACATCATTAAAGTAAATGTTGTATGCTCCAGTGCTATTTGCTCCAGTACACGGTATCTCAAGTTCCAAAGCTTTCAATGCTTTTTCAGCATCACAAGTGAAGTAAGCATATATATCATGTGAAACTTCCTTGCATCCTGTCAATTTAACAATGTTAGCCATTTTCTCTCCTCCTTTTTTCTACAAGTTGTTCTAATCGTTTCTCACACTCTTCACACTCAATTTTCTTGCGTTCCAGTTTTCTCCGGTACTTAATCAGTTCCTCGTCCGTGTCTTCGTCAAAGAACAGGTTGTTCTGATGATTGTGCTCGATGTACTCATTCATCTTTCGTTCTGCTTTTGTTATCTGGGCTTTTGCAGAAATCAGTTTAGACAGACAACTATTAAGTTCCATCGATTCTCCTGAACGCTTATCATAGTGATACAGACTTATACCAATAATCTGTTTGGGATATTGACACTGCAATTTCGCCATCCTCCATCTAATCACCCATTGGTAGCGGAAATACATTTCACGGGGAAGGTTGTAGTGATAAAGACTTACTTGTTTATCTGCATATCCGTAATAAAGAGTGACTTCAACCCATCGCTCAACCTTCAGTTCCCTTTCAGCCTTGGCCAAATCTTTTGCATACTGATAAAAATCGCTCACGCTTTCCTGTTTTCCCATACCACGCAACTTTTCTTTTTCTTATAATCTCCTTACAGATAGCCTCACAAAGAACACGTGCCATATTCACCTCCACGGCATTACCGATGAACTTCTTCTGGTCCGATTGCGGGCCGATCAAGACATAGTCTTCCGGAAAACCCATAATCTTTTTCAATTCAGCAATCCGTAGCATACGCATCTTGATGTCGATGATACCATACAAAGCCATAAACTCCTTAATCTTAATTGTCATCGGACTGTCATCAGGTGTAACCTGTATGCCGATACCTCCTTCAACTTCTACCAGATAAGGCGGCATTTTGTCCATCCGGGCTATAAGCGTGAAACAAGGATTGTTTACAGAACCTCCAGCACTGGCAAACTGCGGATTCATAAGGTAATGCCATTTCCGGTTTGCTGTAATTGTCTGAGAAGGTTGCTCGATGCTGCTTCCGATGTTTGAGAAAGCTGTATTCATTATCCACGGTTTGCAACTTACCATATTGAACTTTGGTACTGTAGTTACTGTACCAACCGGCTTTTCTATTGATGTAGGCTTTCCTGTTCCATATTGATTATCTATAAAAACAGAATTTATCAATGCTAGTCTGTCCTTAGTCGTAACCGTAGGTGCAGGCTGATCTACAGAATGATTGTTGCCGTTTCCGTAATAGGCAGACACAAAAGCATGATGATCTTTGCAGGTTATTGTTCCGGCAGGACCTTCTACAGAGATGTTCTTACTATCTGGCAGGCCGCCAAATTGCTTAGAAAGAAAGTTTACTTTAGCTAATGCAAGTCTTCCTTGCGTAGCAACAACCGGACATGGTTCGTCTACACTGGGAGCCTGATATTTCCCAGATTGGCTCATAGAGTTGTACTTTACAATAAAGGCATCTTTTCCACCAGCAACAAACTTAATCAGTCCGGCATAAATGCGTTCAAGAGTCTTTTCAGCCAACGGCTTTTTACGGCAAAATATACTTTCTCCTTCGTCTGAAAAGTCCAACACTTCCTTAACTGGTTTCCACTTTTCCAGTTTTCCAAACATATCACATTTTCCTTCTTTGCAGTGAGTAGGTTCAGGAAATATTATAGGCAAACCGCGCTTAGCAAAAATTCCAAAAAAACGCTTTCTAGTAGTATAAGCACCATAATCGGCCGCATTTAAAATTCGCCAGTCAAAGTCGTATCCGTAACGTTTAACTGTTCTTTTCCATTTCTCATAACATCTTCCTTTGTCTTTACTAATAGGATGTCCTTTTTCGTCCATGTCACCCCATGACATAAACTCTTCTACATTTTCTATTTGAATATAATCAGGGTTAATAGATTCTATATAACGAAAAAGATGTTCAGCCAGCGTCCGGCTATCTGCATCTCTAGGCTGTCCTCCTTTTGCCTTGCTAAAGTTTGTACATTCAAGACTAGCCCATAAAACAATAAGAGCTTCAGGATAAATATTTTTCATTCTTTTTACATGAGATATCAAAGGTGAAAGTTCAAGTGTTCTAATATCTTCTGTAAAGTGTAATGCATCCGGATGATTAGCTGCGTGACTGGCAATAGCATTTGCGTCGTGATTAACACAGGCTATCACCTTGGCGCATTGTTCTCCATTATAACGTGCATTTTCTACACCGGTACTGGTTCCACCAGCACCGCAGAAAAGATCTATATATAGTAAATTTATCATATCTAATTCCACATTGTAGTTCTGTTATTAATCTTTTTGATGAAAGACAAAATCCGTTTTTCTGGATCTTCTCCGTCACGGACAAAAATCTTTGTGTGACTCTTGTCGCCTGGTATGGATACATAGCGACCGCTTTTTTCGCGTTCGCGCTGTAAGGCTACTTTTAACTCTGTCCCTTTGGGATTCTTTTCTAAATCAATCTTACTTTTTAATGGATTATCTGTAATCATATTGCTGTGTGTTAAAATGGTAATTCTTGTTTTTCGTTATTGGAATCTGCTTTATTCTCGGTATCGGATGACTCTATGTTCCGTTTCAAGTCTATGCCATACATGGTACTGAGAACATCGTAATTCAAGGCAATGCAACTCGTGTTTTTGGAAAAACGCTTCATGCTTCGTACCATCTTCGAATCGTTGCCCATTACAGTATATTCCGGGGGCAAATCCTTTCCTGAGTTCTCCAGTTCGCCGACAGGCACTTCTACGGATTCCTGCCAGGTAAAACGACGTGCCGATACCGGACCTATGTAACATGAGTTGCTTCGAAGGTTCTGCTCGATGGTAGATTGTGAAGACTGTTCACGATTGAATGATGAACGGTCGAACTGTGCGTAAATGACAGACAGACGTATGTACATTACGCAGGTTCCTTCAGGAACAGGGCGGGGAACAGAAGTCTTTCCAGGGCCGACAAGTGTAAGGCTTGTAGGATAATCGAAATCAAAATCTCGGCCGGTAATGATAGCCTTGGTATCAATCATCACATCCATAGCCTTGAAGAAGGTTGCCAGCTTATCCGTACGGCTGATAAGATCTGCCTGAAACTGTATCTTGTTGCATGCTATCTGGAAGAACTCGGCATAGGTAAAGGGCAGCTTCAATTCTGTGTGCTGCTCGATCATCTTGCAGGTAGCAAGAAACAGAGAAGCAGTTTTCATGAGTCGGTCTATTTCTCCATGAGCCATCATCTGTTCTTTCAGCTCCTTGTAGCATTCCTGTTTCAATTCTCTGAAATGATCCATGACAAGCGTGCGAAGCTGAAGGATCTGGGCAAGCACATTGCATAAGCCTTGTTCTTCAATAGCTTTCAATTCGTCGAATATAGCATGTTCTTCAGGGGTGCGCTGACGGGCAGGCTTAGGTACTTCACATACTATAATACGTGACATCAGTGCATTATCGTCGCGCTGAGGTGTTTCCTGGCCGCAAATGATAACAGGTGTAAAAACCTTATCGTTCTCAATTTCCTTGCCCGAAGTTCCCTTGCGTTTCTGACGGCCGTCACCATCGTATACAATTCCTTTCAAGGCCTGAAACTTTACATCGGAAATATCCTTGTTGTTGTACTCGTCGAGCACTACCGGTACGTCGCGAAAAGTGCTCATAAGTGTAGACATAGCTGCATCTGTACCAATGTTAAGGTTAAAAATCGGTACTTTGGGAGAAATAAACAGCGAACGGATAGATATCGCAATCTGTGTCTTACCCGAAGACATAGGTCCCATAAAAAAGGGGGCTGTAAACAGACGGTCTATGCAGTGAATGTTACTTCGAAATGCGCACATCACGGCAAAGATTATAGCCCACTTGCCATTATCGTTAAGTGAATATACACGGTTCATCAGGTCGGCCCACTTTTCGAAAGAACATTGCTTCTCGGCAGGAATTTCACGATACATCAGGCTGGAAATGGTTTCGTACTTGTCTTTCATGTCGCTATTGATGTATAGCGATGAAAAGGCAGGCAGATACCAGTTTTCATTCTGGTGCTCTACTACTCCCAGTTCGTTCACCGGATCAAACCGCCAAACGCCTTCCTGCTGGTGATATATTCCGTTGGCAAAGGCAAAAAACATCGTTGACTGGTCGCGGCTGAAACCGTCAGGCTGCTGGTTGCCATAGGTACGTACCTCGCGGCATGATGTATAATTTCTCGACATCCACTCGCGTATCTTGGTCCAGTGCTTTTCTTCTCCATTACTGAAATTCACTGCTTCCAGCATGATAAGACGTTCTTCGATAGTGCTCTTTTTCAAAAAACACTTACTGGGAGCTTCCAGATAGATAGGCTTCTTGTAATAACGGCGGTTGATCTTTACGATACGCTTATTTTCATCGTCCTTGTCGCTCACGATGTGAATAAGAGGTTCCATAAAAAAATCGCCCACCAATGTACCGCCCTGGCGGTTGTTGGTAAAGATGTATCCTACCGGTTCTCCGTTCTTGTTCAGACGGGGATAAAACTGGTAATCGTCCATCATCTTTTTATATACCGGATTATCTTCTACGTAATCGGGTACTACATCCGGATCGTAGTATTCTTCTGAACTGTCGTCGCGCTGCGCATTTATGGCTACACGTGATTTTCTCTTTGCCAGATAAGGCTTCAGAAAAACATTAAGCTCTGTCTTGGTAAGCTCCATCCATAGTGTGAACTTGCTGAAGTTCACAATACGTACAGACTCGTCAGTACAGGCTATCATTTCGGCGCATCGCTGTAGATATGGAGTACGGTCTACCGGCTTATACTGATTCATGAACAGGTTATACTTATATAGATAAGCGTTGATGAATATCCATTCTTCGTCGGCTATTTCTTCTTCTATATAATCGTCTGCCATGCGTTTTTTCTTTGTCATACTGGCAATGGTCATTCCGGGAACCAATACAGATATATTGGTTATTCCATTGCGGTAACATTCGGACAAAGCTGCCATGGTAGCGCATTCTTCGCCTGAAGCAGATATAACCAGATCGTCGGCATTAACATCCAGCAGTGAGCAGTCACGACGGATAAGCTGTATATCCTGCATGGTTACAGACTCGTGAAAGTATATCTGGGGTTCTGTTTCGTAATTTTCGAGAAATTCATCAAAGCTGCCTGCCACATGAATACTTTTTCCGGCAGTATCCATGTCGGGAAGAATATCCAGTCCGTACACACCTGGCTTCATGGTTTCTACAGCCTGAACAACCGGAAGTTCGGAACGGATCTGTTTTACCTTTCTTTCTACCGCATCGTATTCCTGGTTGAAACGGCGTGCCAGTGTACGTATATAGTCTGTACGAAGTGTTTCTGTTTCAACACAGGCAACCAGTCTGGATATGATAGAAAGTTTTTCTTCTTTCAAAACCGGATCTTCGAGAGTTTCCGGCAAAAAGATATTGCAGAAGTAGGTTACAAAACCACAAGTGTTGTTGACTAGCCATGCAGCCGTATGTTCTTTCTTTTCCTGGGCAAGATTATCCGGATCCTGACCTTCTGGCAGACGTACGCAACTCACATTAAGACCTTGCCGAAGCATAGACTCACAGTTTGCTATGCTTGCCTTAAGTCCGGCTGCATCTGCATCGTACATAAGTATTACCTTACTGGTATATCGGGATAAAAGCTTTACCTGAGCATCGGTAAGTGCAGTTCCGGAGCCGGCAACTACATTCTTAACTCCTGCTGCATACAGGCTCATTACATCAAACTGCCCTTCTACTAGATAAGCTGTACCCTGACTACTGATAGAACGGTATGCCTGATACAGGCCAAACAGGTAATTACCTTTTTGAAACAGGGGTGTATTGTTAGTGTTGAGATACTTTCCGGTATTCTCTTTAGGCGTAACAATACGTCCGCTATATGCTACACTACGTCCCTGAATGTCGAGAAAAGGGAATGTTATACGGTCCTGAAACACGTCGTAATATCCGTATTTTCCTTTCCCTATTATATTAACTTCCTGAAGTATGTCGGCCGAATATCCGGCATCCTGAAGCTGTTTCTGTATATTGTTTCCCTGAGGTGCATATCCTATACGAAATGTCTTGATAACTTCGTCGGTAATAGAGAATCCTCTACCAGCAAGATAAGAAGATACAGCCGGAAGATTATTCTGAAACCATCCGGTAGCCGCGTTCATAGCGATATACAGAGCCTCTCGATGCTTGCGTGCTTTGATTTCTTCCTGGCTTTCTTCCGTTTCTTCGAGTTGTATTCCGGCACGTGAAGCGCACCAGCGTACTGCTTCGATGAAAGAAAAGTTCTCGTGACGCATGAGAAAGTCGAACACATCGCCTCCTGCACCGCACACAAAGCACTTGTACATCTGTCTGACCGGATCGACGCGCATAGACGGATGTCGGTCGTTGTGAAAAGGGCAAAGTCCTATGTATGCCGGACCTTTACGTTCAAGACGGACGAAAAGAGAAACGACATCTACAATATTGGTAGAAGACTTTACATGATCTATACTGGTCTGACTTAATTTACTCATTTTTTAATTCTCCTTCAAAGAGGTTTAACTGCCGCGCCTCGAATGCTTCCTGAAGAGTAACACCTAGGTGCGATGTGATTGCTATATACTCCTTTTGTGTAATCTGTACACGTCCGTAGTATAAGTCCCAGAACCTCGTCTGCGTAATTCCTACAGCTCTGTAAAAATTGCGTGTAGGCTTGAAGTATTCCGGGTTGACAAACTTTATTTTAAGGATTTCCTGAAAAATGTTTCGATGTACCTTGCCTTTCAGGTCGATACGATTGCGAAGAATATACATCTTGACTGCAACCGGTGAACGGTTAATGCGAGAAGCCATTTCTTCGATGGTAAGCTTGCCTACATTGTCTTCAACAAACTTTTTTTCTGCTACTGTCCATTTCCCTTGATTCATATATCTTCTGCTTTTCTATATGTGTATATGTGTTGTTGAAAACTACATTGGGATGCTGACGGATGTACAGGCAGGATATCTTGATAAACATTTCTCTGTCTTCTTCTTTGACATCGTTAATATCAAAGTATTTTCCTTCTTTAAGTCCGTCCAGAGCTTTGTATACCTTATCCTCGTATTCTGTATAGGCTTTCAGCCCCATATCCTGAATGACAGACATAATCCATTCTCCGGAAGAATCGTCAGGTAAACGGAATTTTGAAAAATCGTTTTCTTTCATTTTATGGACTTATTAATAATTGCGGAAATAGTTTCATTAAAGAGTTCTTCGTTTTTTTCGTCAAAATCAACAGTGACATGCTGCATAACACAGCCGTTGTCTATTTCTCGTTTATTATTAATGGTAATGTTAAACGGGTAATTCTCTTTCAGAGTATTTTCCAACAAAGGCTTAACTAGCATTCTGTTGATCTGTAAATTGAGTGTAATCATGTTGTTCTGTTAGTTTTAAGGCTATATGTTTAGCCTGGTTCCGTTGTGATTTCTGTTTTGACGGGCAGCATGCAAACCGGACAAGTGCATCTGTGATAATTCTGAGCTGTTCATCGTTAAGTTCCATAATGGAATATCGTCCGGATAAATCAGTGTCTACATACATAGCTTGAATTTTTCCCGTTCCTGATTGTAGTATATGGTTTGCAGCGGAAGATCATATCTGGGCTGGCGACTGTTATCTTTAGCCAGAAAGCAGCATCCGGTAGCGTCCCATCTGACTTTAATACGGTACTTGTCGCGCTTAACCTTACCGTTAATGACTCTCTTGCGACGGATACGGATATATCCTTCTGCCTTACGCACTTGCCTTGATACATCTGTGTAGTACAGACGATACAGGTGATAGCCACATTCATTGATGGCAGCTTCAAAAATCTGTGTGGTAAACATATCATTTAATATTATTCCGGGAACTATACAGAATAAGTTCGGGGATAGAGTGAATATTAAGTTTCTGAAAGATATCGCAACGATGGCGGTCTATAGTGTGAACAGACAAATGCATGACATCGGCAATATCAGAGGTTGACAATCCTTGTGAATATAGCCGGAATACCTTCATCTGTTGGGCTGTAAGAGGAAGTGTCACATTGGGCTTGCAAACGATGTCCTCCAGTTGGCAATCGCCAGTACCGCGAAGAGGACAATGTACTTCTTCATGGTGAAATATAACATCTGTGTCGATATCCGGATAAGCACAGTCGTATTCGCCAAAGTTGCATCGTGCAAAACGGCTAACAATTCTGTACTTATAGTACATCGTATTAAGAGCTGACGCGCTGTATAATCGGGTAAGAGCTGCATACGCTTCCTGGTAATGTGTCTTAATATAATCGTACATCATATTAACAATATCTACATTTTTCGGAGATAGAGCAAACCCTACATTTCCGTCGATGCTTACTATGACTTCTCCTTTGGGAGAATTGTAAAAT